AAAGATTATTTGTGAAAAATTGTGTTGCAATAGGACTATCTGCTGGATTTATTGAACCATTAGAGAGTAATGGTTTGTTTTCAGTACACGAATTTTTAATGATGTTAGTAAGAAATTTAAGAAGAGAAAATATTACACGTTGGGATAAAGATAACTTTACGTTTGCTTGTAAATCTATCTTTAAAGGATTTGAGGAATTTGTTGGGTTGCATTATGCTTTATCAACAAGAAATGATACTGAATATTGGAAAGCAAATAATGAAAGAGTATGGGAAGAAAGTTTATATACTTTTAAACCTAAAATTATGTTAGGATATTTACAAGCCGCTTTACAAAGAAATATGCAATCGGAGTTTCCTGTTGATCCTATGGATAGACCAGGTAAATATGGATTGCATTATATAGCAGCTGGTTTAAATTGGTGTCCAATGGATTTACCTAACTTAATAAATCTAACACATAAGAGTAAAGAAGAAATAAGACAACGTATGGAACCATTTATAAAGAAATTAACTGAACGCAAACAACAATGGAATAAAGAAGTTGAAAACTTTCCAAGTTATCACGATTTTATACAGGAGAATTATTATCAATGAAGATAGCATTACTTAACGATACACACTTTGGTTGTAGAAATGATAGTCCTCATTTTGTACAATATCAATCACGATTTTATGATGAAGTATTTTTTCCATATTTAAAAGAACACAATATTAAGACGTTAATACATTTAGGTGATGTAGTTGATAGACGTAAATTTATAAACTTTAAAACGGCTAATTTCTTCCGTCAAAAGTTTATGAAAAAATTATGGGAAGAAAAGATAGATACACATATTATATTAGGTAACCACGATACTTATTATAAGAATACTAATAATGTAAATGCAATTACTGAATTATGTACAACGTATGATGGTCAAAATGAACCTTGGATATATTCAAGTCCTAAAGAAGTTACCTTTGATGGATTGCCTATATTGTTTATGCCTTGGATATGTGATGAAACATATGAAGAGTCTTTATATGCTATTGAGAATTCAAATGCGGAAGTATGTATGGGACATTTAGAAATTAAAGGGTTTGAAATGAATAGAGGATTTATGAACGAACAAGGTTTAGATAGGTCAACGTTTCATAGATTTGAAAAGGTTATATCAGGACACTTTCATAAAAAATCAGATGATGGACAGATATATTATTTAGGAACACAATATGAAATTACTTGGAACGATTATAAAGATCCAAAGGGGTTCCATATTTTTGATACGGAAACAAGAGAGTTAACTAGAGTACCTAACCCTATAAGAATATTTAAAAAGATAGTATATGATGATACACAACACGATTATAATACGTTAGATATATCAAGATTTGATAATAGTTATATCAAACTGTTTATATCTCAAAAAACAGATGAAGATATGTATGATAAGTTTATCAATAGGTTGTATAGTACATTAAATATACACGAACTAAATATATTTGAGGACGCTAGTGATGTAACTGCTAGTGTAAAAGAAGACTTAATAGAACAAGGTGAAGATACACTTACATTTTTGGGCAAGTATATAGACCAACTTGATACGGACCTTGACAAACAGAAATTAAAAGATTATACTAAAGAATTATATAGCGAGGTAAATCAATGAGTATAGATGAAAAGAAAATGAAAGAAATGGTAGAGAGTATTAATAAGACGCAGTTTCAAGGAAATCAAAATCAAGACCAATATTCATATAACTTTGACCAAAATAAAAATTTTGATCCAGCTGATCCAATACCTACCAAAATTGAAACACAAGGACATTTAAATTTTGGTCCATATGTTGCTTATTTTAAAGTACATCAAGCATTATTAGATGGACTTTTACAAAGAGGTAAAGAAGCACCAGAAGGTTCAGGAAATAGTAGATTAGCAGGATTATTAGGTGACCAAAGACGTTATAATGATGAAGATAAAGAATGGTACATAAGACACTTTCAACCATACATAGATGAATATGTTGAAGGACATTGTAGATTTGTTGGACAACCATATGATGAAGCACAATTTTCAAAATCATATACGTTAATGGATTTATGGATTAATTTTATGAAAGAACGTGAATATAATCCTCAACACTCTCACGGTGGACAATTTTCTTGGGTTATATATTTAAAAACACCAGACATAAAAAAAGAAAGAGAAGCATTTAAAGGAACTGGTTTAGGTCCTGGAGTTATAGGTTTTCATTATGGTGAAAATCAAGCACCAAAATGGGCAGAACACTCATACAAATATGAACCAATAGTAGGATATATGTGGATATTTCCAGCGCAATTAAGACACGAAGTATTACCTTATAATACACCAGGAGAAAGAATAAGTGTATCAGGTAATTGTTATATGAATCCACCTAATCAAAGAACAACGTTTTTGAAAACTGAAGGACAACCTTATGTTGGATTAGGCAATAAGAAATAAGTTTTAGTTTTATATTATGATACAGTTTAAGAAGATAAGTTATAAGAATTTTTTATCTACAGGTAATGTGCCAATTGAAGTTGATTTAAGAAAATCACAATTAACATTAGTTATAGGAGCAAATGGTAGTGGTAAGTCTACATTGTTAGACGCATTATGTTTTGCTTTATTTAATAGACCATTTCGTATTATTAAGAAAGACCAAATGGTGAACACTATTAATGCTGGTAATTGTGAAGTTGAATTAGAATTTAATGTAGGACCAAAAGAGTATAAAGTTATAAGAGGAGTTAAACCAAACATCTTTGAAATACATTGTGATGGACAACTGATAAGTCAAGACGCAAGCGCAATTGATTATCAAAAGTATCTTGAAAATAATATTATGAGGTGTAATTATAGGTCGTTTTGTCAAGTAGTATTATTAGGGTCTTCTTCTTATATGCCATTTATGAAAATGAGAGCAAGTTTCAGAAGAGAGGTCGTTGAAGAGATTTTAGACATAAGAGCATTTAGTAGAATGGATACTATATTGAGTGGTCAGCAAAGAGAATTACAGAATAAAATAACTGAAACACGTCATCAATGTGAGTTAATAGAAACCAAGTATCAGACTGAAGCAAAGTACTTGGATACCCTTCTCCACAAGGATATAGACGTCCAAACGCATAAAAATAGGGTGCTTGAGAAGAATACCAAGGATAGATTAGAGTATGAAAACAAGGTAGCACAACTCAATAAAGAGATAGATTCGGCAAAAGAGAGCATACAGGATAGACATAAAGTTGATGATAAATCAAAGCAGTTAACCAAGATTGAAGCGAAGATAGAAACTAATTTAGAAAGACATAAGAAGTCTTTAAAATTTTTTGAAGAAAATGATGTGTGTCCAACTTGTACTCAACCATTATCTACAGAATTTAAACATCAAAAGTGTAGTGAAGAAAAACAAAAGATTAATACTTTACAAGATGGTATGGAAAAGTTATTAAAAGAACTTGTAAGTATGGGTGAAAAGATAACTGAATATGATAAAGTAGCAGATAAGATTTATAATTTAAGTGTTGATTTATCAAAAGTAAATACATCATTAGAAGGTCTTAAAAATCAAAGTGATAATATAGAAGAAGATTTAAAAGTATTTACAAATAAAGAAGAAGATATAGCAAATATTAGAAAACAATTAGATGAAATGAAAGACCAATTAAGACATTGTAAAATAGAATTAGATAAAATTGTTGAAGAGAAAATGTATCAAGATGTATTAAGACAAGTATTAAATGATAAAGGAGCCAAAGCACAAATAATTAAGAAGTATATACCTATAATGAATCAATTGATTAATAAGTATTTACAAGCAATGGAGTTTTATGTATCATTTCATTTAGATGAAGAGTTTAATGAAACAGTTAAGAGTAGATATAGAGATACATTTAATTATAATAACTTCAGCGAAGGTGAGAAAATGAGAATAGATTTAGCATTGTTATTTACTTGGAGAGATATTGCTAAACTTAAAAACTCTACTAATACAAATTTATTAATATTAGATGAGATATTTGATTCAAGTTTAGACCTTGCAGGAACAGATGATTTCTTTAAAATAGTACAGAAATTATCAAACGAAAATGTCTTTATTATTTCACATAAAGGTGATATATTATTTGATAAATTTACAAACATAATTAAGTACAAAAAAGACCAAAACTTTACAGTACTAGATAGGATATAATGGTTAAAGTAATTACAAAAGAAGAAGCAGAAAAACAAGGAATGGAAGTAGAAAGACTTTTAAAATTGCTACCACCTAGCGATCCTAAAGTTAGGTCAGCCATAGCACCTTTTACAGATGATATGTTAAAGGAACACGATTTTAAAGATAGAAAAGAACTATCAGAAGAAATGTTTAAATCAATGGCAAGATATGGTGGTATAGGTTTATCTGCTAATCAAGTAGGGTTACCATTTAATATGTTTGTATTAGGTAACCATTTATCATTAGAAAATGGTTTAAAAATGACTTGTTTTAATCCTATGATAGTTAGTACAAGTGAAGAATTAATTATGATGAAAGAAGGTTGTTTAACATATCCTTTCTTATTTTTAAATATTAAAAGACCTAGAAAATGTGTAGTAAAATATACAGATGAAAATGGTGATTTAAAAGAAGGCAATTTAGATGGTATGATAAGTAGAATATTCCAACACGAATATGAACATATGTTAGGTAGAAATTTTACTGAACACGTAAGTAAATTTAAATTAAAAAGAGCAGAAGAAAAAGCAAAGAAACAGTTTAAAATATGGCAGAAGCAAATGGAATTAAGACACGGAAAAATGAAAAATGATTAAAGTAGTAAATGATTTCTTACCAAAATCTGTTTTTAACTATATGTTAAGTGTTGTTGAACACGAAAAATTTGATTGGAATTGGCAAGATAATTCAACATATCATACAGATACAGAAAAGATTAAAATGGATAAAAAGTTTAAGTTTGGTAAAACAATATATACACACCCTGCTTTAAATCCTAGTAATAAAGAATTTATAGATGAAAAATATATGTCTTTATTTGGAATGTTTGTAGAACTTCAAAACGAACATCAAAGTCATAGAACACAACATTTAATTAAAATGAAATTAAATTTATATCCCAATGAAGGTAAACAAGTACAACACGGAACACATAAGGATATATATTCTGCTCATATGAGTGATGATGTTTTAGATAGAACTACCTTAACTTCTGTATTTAATTTTCATACTAGTAATGGTTATACTTGTATTGGAAAAGAAAAGGTACCATCTGTTGCTAATCAGATAGTAATATTTAACCAAACTGAACATTATGGAGTTACTCAATCAGATATTCCAAGAAGAATAGTATTAAATATGAACGTAAGTATATATGAAGAAACTAACAAATAAAACTGATACAAAAAATGCATTAGAAGCATTTGGTGTAGAGATAATAGGTGAAGAACTTATTACAAGTAAGGGCAATGCAAAAGGTGTTGTTCAAAACGAAGAAGAATTACAATCTAATATTGATATGATTTATGAGTATTGGAAGAAGAGAGGATTTCCTTATTATGCTACAGATAAAGAATATAGAAAAGCACAATTTAAAGTATTACAACAAACAGATTTCAAAGGGTTATTAACGCAAGAAAAAGTTATTAAACCAAATCAAACAGGTCTATCTTTAGCGTGGTCATATATGCCACATAGTTTTGGTATTAGATGTGGTAAAATGAGAACACCTATGGAGATATATGAAAGTGAAGAACATTTTAAAAAGGGTATACGTAAGTTATTAACAGGTAGTTTTTTTGGTAAACAATCAGTAAATACTTTAATGCCTGTTATGGCTAATTTATATGATGATGGTTTAGGCGCAAGTGCTGAATCAAAACATAAATCAGAAAGTGTAATGAGGTCTTTATTAAGAAGATATACAGGAACTCAATGTGTATCTAATTTTAGACCCACAGCGGCAGCGTGTTTATATTCACATTTCGCATTTCCAGGTGCTATGGTATGGGATATGTCAATGGGATATGGTGGACGTATATTAGGTGCAATTATATCAGATATTAATTATGTTGGTACTGATCCAGCAGAAAAAACGTTTAAAGGATTACAACAAATTAAAGAAGATTTTGGTAGAGATAATAGACACTATTTCTTAAACAAGTGTGGTAGTGAAGTATTTGAACCAAAAGAAGATAGTTTAGATTTTGCATTTACAAGTCCACCTTATTTCAATTGGGAACAATATGGTGAAGAAGAAGGACAATCATTTAATCAATTTGATAGTAATGAAGCGTGGAATAATGGATTTTTAAGAAAGACTATACAAAATGCATATAAAGGATTAAAGAAAGGTAAATATATGGGGTTAAATGTAGCAAATATTAAATCACATAAAACCTTTGAAGATGATACAGTACGAATCGCTGTAGAAGAAGGATTTACACACACGGATACCTATAAATTACAGTTATCCTCGCAAGAATCTGGTGCAAAATATGAGCCAGTTTTCATATTCCAGAAATAGAATCGTCTAAAAGTCGCATAAAATAAGGGGAAATTAACACTTGACTTTCAGGTCAATCGGTGTTATTATTATCTTACATTATGACAAAAAGCACTACAATTAATTTAGACACAAAAAGTCAATTAGCTAAATTACTTGCAACAGAAAATATAATCATACAACATAACGCTGTATCAACAGCAAGTTTTAACACAAAGACTCGTGTATTAACTCTTCCTATATTTAAAGAATCACACGGTGATGTTTATGATATGTTAATTGCTCACGAATGTGCCCACGCATTATTTACTCCACAAGACGGATGGAAAAAAATTCAAGATGATGATGAGTTAAGAACTTACGTTAATGTATTAGAAGATACTAGAATAGATAAAAAAATTCAAAAGAAATACCCAGGAGTTGTTAGAAACTATATCAACGGTTTTGATATATTAGAAAAACAAAACTTCTTTGGTATGAATAACAAAGATTTAAATAAAGACCTTATGTTAATTGATAAGATTAATTTAAGAAGTAAATCAAGTAACAGAATACCATTCATATTTACTCCCGATAATAACAATTGGTTAGCAAAAGTTGACGCCATCAAAACTTTTGCTGACGTTGTTAGAGTTGCTAAAGAAATGTTGAATTGGCAGAAAAAACAAGTTGAAGATATAAAGAAATTACCAGATTTTGATAACCACCCATTAATAACAAATTATGATTTATCAGATGAAGACGGAACTGATCCAGAAGATAATAAAAAACAAGATGTTAAATCAGATGAAAATCCAGATGAACAAGATGAAAAAAATGATAAAAGAGATTCAGAAGAAAAAGAAGAAGAAGATAGACAAAAAGGAACAGACGAAGATTTAAAAGAAAAAGAAAAAGAAAAAGCCACATCACCAACACAACACGCTAAAGGTGCTGGAGGAGAACCTGCTGTTAAAAAATTAAAAGCAATTACTAACGAAGCATTTGAACAGAAAAAAGATGAATTGTTAGATAAAAAAACTTCTTATGTATATGGAACATTACCAACACCAAATTATAATCAAGTTTTAGTATCATATAAAGAATTTTTAAATGATTTTAGAACACACATTAATAAAGCATTAAAAGATTATCCAACAGGTACAACTGAATATAGAAGATGGTTATTAAATAAGTTTAAAAAATTTAGAACTGAAAACAAGAAGACAGTTATGTATCTTGTTAAAGAATTTGAAATGAAAAAAGCTGCTAGTGCTTACAAGAGAGCTAGTACTGATAAAACAGGAATTATTGATCCTTTAAAATTAAAAAATTACAAATTTAGTGAAGACATATTTAAAAGAATAACTATTTTACCTGACGGTAAAAACCACGGTATGATAATGTTATTAGATTGGTCAGGCAGTATGAGTGATTGTATTGCTGATACTATTTCTCAATTAATTAACCTAGTTGAATTTGTTAGAAAAATTAATATACCATTTGAAGTATATTTTTTCACTAGTGAAAGAGATAAATCAGAAAAAGAAAAACCTTATTGGAAATACAAACACGGTGATTTTGTTTTTGATGAATTTAAATTAGTAAATTGTGTTAGTCATAGAATGAAAAAAAATGAATTTGAAGAATCATTATTATACTTATTCCATATGGCAACATCATATGATTATAGATGGAATAGATACGGTGATGTAGATGAATATCCACAAGGAAATAATTACCAAATGCCAGACAAATATTGGTTAGGAAATACTCCTTTAAATGAAGCATTGTTAGTATGTAATTCATTAGTACCAGAATTTTTAAAGAAATATAAAGTTGAAAAACTTACTTTTATTACTTTAACTGACGGAGGTGCCAACGGTTTCAGACATAATCAGATAGTACCTATACCAGATAAACCTACTAGAAGAATTGACGAATTAGATATAGCAGAAGCAAAGAAAAAAGGACATAACTATATTAAACAAAGTTGTAGTTATGATTCTAAAATAGTTATTACACATAAGAATAGAAAAATAGTTTTAACAGACGGTTGGTACGGTAGTGCTATGACCGAAACATTATTAAATTTAATAAAACAAGATTACAATCCTACAATAATCGGTTTCTATGTTATGAAGAGAATTAGACGTTGGGATTTAGATAGATTTATCGGTGATTATAGAGATTACGAACACAAAGAAAAATTAAGACTTAAAATACAAAAAGATTTTAGAGTAGATAACGCCGCTATAGTTAAATCAGAAGGATATGATAAGTATTTTTTACTGAACGGTAAGAAAATGAAAGTACAGAATTTTAACCTACAAGACGCAACAGTTAAAAAAGGAACTGGTGCTGAACTAAAAAGAATCTTCGGTAGAAGTATGAAGAATCGACTAGTTTCAAGAGTAGTTTTAAACAAATTTATAGCGGAGGTCGCATAAACAATGAAAAAAACATTGAAAAATAAGGGTATTTTATATATTGACTTTTCTAAAAATTTCCTGTATAATATACTTATAATATAATGATGAAAGGACGTAAAAACACTATGTTAAATCAGAAACAAATAGACTTTGTTAAACACGCTAAAAAGCTGTTTCCAAACAAAGTTGAGTTAACACTTGCTGATTTAGTACGTGCCAATAAAGAATTTGGGCATAAGTACGAACCACAATGGTTAACAAAAGATAAACAATATCGTGTAGATAGAGGTTTATTTAAATTACCAAACATAGATGATGACGTTTCAGAAGATACTAAAGTATCAAAAACTGAAACCGTTAAAGATAATAAAGTTAATGAAGCAGCGTATATTGTTTCATCTTTAACAGGCGATATTGTTCCTAAAAAAGATTCAGTATTCGTATCATTTGGTAATTATCCTGACGTAAAATCAATAGTTAAATCCAAAATGTTTTATCCAGTTTTCATAACAGGATTAAGCGGAAACGGTAAAACAATGGGAGTAACTCAAGCGTGTGCCGAAAACAGACGTGAATTGATTAGAGTCAATATAACAATTGAAACAGACGAAGATGACTTGCTTGGCGGTTATAGACTTAAAGACGGTCAAACTGTTTGGCAAAACGGACCTGTTATAGAAGCAATGGAAAGAGGCGCTGTTCTTTTACTTGATGAGATAGACCTTGCAAGTAATAAGATAATGTGTTTACAACCAATTCTTGAAGGTTCTGGAATCTTTGTTAAGAAGATTAATAAATTCGTGAAACCTGCCGACGGATTCAACGTGATTGCTACTGCTAATACTAAAGGACAAGGTAGTGAAGACGGAAAATTTATCGGAACTAACGTGCTTAACGAAGCATTTTTAGAAAGATTTCCGATTACATTTGAACAGAAATATCCAAGTGTTAAGATAGAAGAAAAAATCTTGATTAAGACTCTTGAAAAAAACGGTAAAAAAGACCAATCGTTTTGTAAAAAGTTAGTCACTTGGGCAGACGTTATAAGAAAAACTTTCTTTGACGGAGGCGTAGATGAGATTATCTCAACAAGAAGATTAGTCCACATTGTTCAAGCATATGCTATCTTTAAAGATAAGTTGAAAGCTATTGAAGTATGTACTAATAGATTTGATGAAGATACAAAGAATTCATTTGTAGAGTTATATTCTAAAGTTGACGGAGGTGCTACAGCAGAATCAATTGCTGAAGACCAAAGAAAACAAGAAGTTGCTCAACAATTGAAAGACGAAGAGAGTGAGTCAGAAGATGAGAAAGATGAATCAGATAATGATACATCAGCTCATATTTAAAACCTCTCAATCATAGTGTAAGTCCTGAAGCGGAGGTAGTGCTCCGCTTCACTAACACTTGAAAGTAAATTATGAAACAAATTATAGGTGGAATAAAGTGCCAAACAATTAGATATACACCAAACAATGGTTGGTTTTGTGTTGCTTATCCAGCAAAAAAATCGCAAATTGATTCTTTATTAACAAAACATTTTGAGTGGTTTTTAGGAACTGCTGATGAAAGGATACCAAACACAATGGGACATAAAAGAGTTGGTGAGGTTGTACGTGCTGTTGCTTCACAACTTCATAACTACCTAGTTAATGTACAAGGAAAACTTTTTCCTAATAATGCAATGCTTGTACACCCATATGGTTATAAAGACCCTTGGTTTAATGTTCCTTGGTTTAATCATAAAGGACAACCACACCCAGCAACTAAAGATTGGTTAAAATATGTAGGGCATATAAAAGATAAAAAAATTATGGATCGTTTTAATCATATAGGAAATACAAAGTGGAGTGATGGACACTTTCATAAAAAAGTAAAACAAGATACAAATAAAATGCAGAAAAAAGGTATTATTGCTGAGGAAATTATGAAGACAGAATATTTTGAAAAAAAATCTGGAGTAATGAACGTAGAGTTAAGTCCTAAAATATACTCTAGTTGGGATGTAAAATTTAATTATGAAAAGGAGGCAAGTTAAATGAGTGATTTTTATACAGAATATATGAAAAGAACATCTAAAAGAAATAAATTAGAGAGAAAATTAGATGAGTATAATCACACAATGGAATTAGTTAGAACTATTATTCCAATTGTTGTTGTAGTTATGCAAGCAATTATTTTAATTAAGATATGGTAAAAAGAGTAATAAAAAGTACAATTGATTTTACAATCTTTGGTTCTGCTGTATTAGGTGGAACATTAGGTTTTTTAACATTAATTGGTTTTATACATTGGACGATATGATTAAAAAGAAAACAAAAGAAGTTATAAAAATCTTGGAAGATAATAAACTTACTAATATATATTCACCTGAAGACCAAATAAAAATGCAATTAAATAAAAAGACACCTTTAGATTTTAAAGAACACGCTGATAAAGAGCAAAAAGAATTAGATGAGTCTATGAAAGAATCATTTAGACAACGTGATGAAAGAAAAGCAAAAGAAAAAAAAGAGAGAGGAGGTAGATAAAATTGAGTAAAGGTATTACAGTTGAAGTAAGACACGGTAATGTAGAAAAAGCTATGAGAGTACTTAAAAAGAAAGTACTTAAAGCTGGTATATTAAAAGAATATAGATTAAAACAATACTACAGAAAACCATCTGAAATTAAAAGAGAAAAGAAAAAAGAAGGTATAAAGAATTACAAAAAGCAACAGAAATTAAGAGAATTAAGGATGTAAAGATTTCCAACGCCTGTGCTTTGACAACATAAATATATTATACCAGGCAATTCATAAGACCTGGGGCGTGGAAGGTAGCCAGTCCTACATATTTTAAATATGAAAACTGGTAGTAGTTTGAGGTCTACTATAACAAAACCTCAATGATTTTAGTTATTCAGGAGCGGTAGCCTTAACCTGATGTGTTTGTTTAGCATTTGCGCTTCGTTCAACACCCCAAAAAGAACTAAAGTAGCAGACTATTTTTGGTAGTTTTGAAGTCTATAACTCAAAAAACTACCATAACTACTTGTAATTTGGAAAATAGTACTTATATAAGTAGTAGTGAGTTGCCATAAAGGGACTCATAATATAAACGATAACTTTGCTTAATAAAGGAGGTTAATATGACCAATAAAGCATTATCTATTTTTAACAGATTAAGACCAGTATCAGTAGGATTTGATTCTATCTTTGACCATTTCGGTTCAATGTGGGATGACGATTTTATTAATGATATACAACCGTCTTATCCACCATACAATATAGTTAAGTCTGGTAAGAACACTTACGATATTGAAGTTGCATTAGCAGGATTCAATAAAAAAGACATTAACGTTGAGGTTGAGAACGGTATGCTTACCATTGAAACTAAAAAAGAAGATAAAGAATCTTCTAAAAAGGAAGATGGTGAAGTAATACATAAAGGTATATCTAAAAGATACTTCAAAAGGTCTTTCACAATCGCTAATGATGTAAAAGTCAAAGGTGCAGAATTGAAAGATGGTCTTTTAAGAGTTTCTATGGAGAAGATTATTCCAGAAGAAATGAAGTTAAAAACAATAGACGTTAAGTAATAACGTATAAGATAGTGGCGAGGATAGCATAAACTATTGACTCGCCACTTATAAATAACTATATGAATAAAATATTAATAGCATTGATGAGTTTGATTCTTGTTGGTTGTTCAGTAGCAAATCCTAAACTATCATTTGGTAAGAAATGCGTGGATAAAGGTGACCAGATTCACTATTCCTACGTATGGATATATGATAAAAACGCAGGATTGATAGCTGATGAAACTACTTGCAAGTTGATAGACAACCAGGATTGACATTAAATAGGGTTGGTGATATATTAACTCTATTATGACAATACAAAAAAGTTTACCATACGTGGTATTCAAAGAGCGAGTAGCAGGCAAGTGGACTACATTTACAAGTAATGATGTATTTCAAGCAGGCAAACAAGTAGTCTTTTCTTTACCAGGTGCATTTACACCAACGTGTTCCAGCAAACAATTACCAAATTTTGAAAGACTCTATGAAGAGTTTAAATCAAAAGGTATAGATGAAATTTATTGTATATCAGTAAATGATTCTTTTGTAATGAACGCTTGGTTTGATAGTCTTAAAATAACAAACGTTAAGGCAATACCTGATGGAAATGGACACTTTACTAGACGAATGGGTATGTTAATAAACAAAACTCATTTAGGTTTTGGTATGAGGTCTTGGAGATATGCTATGGTAGTTGAAGATGGTCAAATTGTTAAGTGGTTTGAAGAAGAAGGTATTAATGATAGGGGAGAAGATGAAGACCCATATACACATACTGATCCTTTGAACATTTTAAAAACCTTATAACATTGACTTTTATAAGATAAAAGTATATAATTATAAATTATGAAGGAGTTGATATGAATCTATCAAACAATACAGTCGCAATTCTAAAAAATTTTTCTGATATTAATAAAAATATTTTAGTTAAACCAGGAAAGAAATTGCAAACTATATCTACTTTAAAGAATATTCTTGCCGAAGCAGACATAGATACTAAATTTGAGCAAGAATTTGCCATATATGATTTACCAGAATTTCTACGAGCAATTGAGTTATTTAATAAATCAGATATTCAATTTAATGGTACTAACAAATTGGTTATTAAAGACGCCAATTCAAGACAATCAGTTAAATATTTCTTTGCAGATAAATCAGTAATAGTTGCACCAACTAAAACGATTAATATGCCTGATAAGTATGTGACTTTTACATTAAAGAGTAAATGTTTTCAAGATTTACAAAAAGGTATAGTTACATTGAACTTACCAGACATTGCAGTAAAAGGTGATGGTAAAAATATCACAATGATTGCAACTGATAAAAAGAATAAATCATCTAACGATTATTCTGCTGTAGTAGGTACAACTGATAAAGAATTTGTAGCATATTTCAAAGCAGAAAACTTGAAAATTATACCAGATGATTATGATATTGCAATTTCTAAACAAAGAATAAGTCATTTTGTAAATAGAAATAAACCAATACAATATTGGATAGCATTAGAACCAGATAGTGAGTTTTAATCGTGAAAGATTGGACAAAAGAATTTATCTGTAAGCATACAGCAAGAGGTTCACATAGGTGGGCATTTTGGATTGAAGGTATTATAATTGGAATAATAATTGGATTGATTATATGAAGGTGAATATATTATGGCAGAAAATTTATGGGTTGAGAAATACAGACCTAAAAAAATTGATGATTGTATTTTAACAAACGAATTAAAAGAAACTTTTAAACAGTTTGTAAATCAAAAAGAACTCCCTAACTTATTACTATCAGGTACAGCAGGTACAGGTAAGACTACTGTAGCACGTGCTTTATGTGAAGAATTAGGTTGTGATTACATTATTATTAATGGATCAGACGAAGGTAGACAGATAGATACTCTCCGAAACAAGATTAAAAATTTTGCGTCAACTGTATCTTTAACTGAAACAGCAGGTCATAAAGTTGTTATAGTTGATGAAGCAGATTATATGAACGCTGATAGTGTTCAACCTGCATTAAGAAATTTCATAGAAACATTTTATAAGAATTGTAGATTTATCTTTACTTGTAATTATAAGAATAAGATATTACCAGCATTACATAGTAGATGTACCGTTATTGATTTTTCAATTACTAATGGTCAGAAAGTTAAAACAGCAACACAACTTATGAATAGGTTGTGTAATATCTTAACAGATGAAAAGATAGAGTTTGATAAAAAAGTACTTGCAGAATTAATACAAAAATACTTTCCAGATTTTAGAAGAACTATTAACGAACTTCAAAGATATTCAGTACGAGGTAAGATTGATAGTGGTATATTATTCAGTATAACTGAAGCAGATACAAAAGAACTTGTCAAAGTCTTAAAAGAAAAAAGATTTAATGATATGAGAAAATGGGTTATTCAAAACCTAGATAAAGAACCATCATCATTGTTTTCAAGTGTATATGATATATTATACAAACATCTACAACCACAATCCATACCACAAGCAGTTTTAGTTATTGCTGGATATCAATATAAATCCGCTTTTGTAGCAGACCAAGAGATTAATATGGTCGCTTGTTTAACAGAAGTAATGGCAAACTGTAAGTTTAAATGAACTTAAAAAGTATGGTACATTTAATTCAAGAAGTACAAAGAAAATATTTACCAGCTATTAAAAAGGGTTGGGACAATAATATCTTACCAGAAACTTCTAACTTATATTATAAAAAAGGTTGGGATAAGAATCCAAAATTTCCTAAAGGTGAACTAGAAATACCATTGTCTAAATTATGGATGGATAAATCTAAACAATCAGCATTATCTATAGATAATATAGACAGAATTATAAAAAATTTTGATCCTACTAAATTTAAACCAATTGATTGTATTAAAGATGAAGATAAGTATTTTGTAATTGATGGAAGACATAGAGTAGTTGTTTTAGGAATATTAGGTAGAACTAACATAGAGGTTAACATCAATGTACGAACTTAAAGATTATCTTAAAGCAATTAATGAATCAAAAGAGAACTTATTAGACACACCTGATCCGACTTGGGAAAAGAAGTATCCACCATTTGTAATTAACCGTTGTCTATCTATGTTTTATGATACCATAATGCATAGCAATGAAATGAACGGACTACACTTCCTACCAAAGCGTATGCAATTTCATTATTTCATAAATAGTATTAGAAAGAAAAGGCGATTTGGAGGTAAGTGGTTATCACAAACCAAGTTGAAGAACCTAGACGTTATAAAAAAGTATTATGGATATAGTAATTCAAAGGCAAAGGAAACTCTCAACATACTTACAGACGACCAAATTGAAGGTATTAAATTAAAACTTATACAAGGTGGGAGAAAGTTTAAATGAGTGAAGACGTTATTAGTTGGTCGCCTAGCGATATGCTAGAAGTGACCATAAAACAACCTGATGATTTCTTAAAAGTCAGGGAAACATTAACAAGAATAGGTGTAGCGAGTCGTAAAGACAAAACACTTTATCAATCTTGTCATATACTACACAAACAAGGTAAATATTACATAGTCCATTTTAAGGAACTATTTGCATTAGATGGTAAAAAATCTACATTAACATCAAACGATATTCAAAGAAGAAACACCATATCTTTATTATTACAAGATTGGAACTTAATTGATATAGTTAAAAAGGACGCAACGGAAGATAAAGCACCGTTAAGTCAAATAAAAGTATTACCATTTAAAGAGAAAAAAGAGTGGACTTTATCTGCTAAATATAACATAGGTAAGAAAGTGGACGACAAGAAGGAAAAGAAACCTGAAACAACTACAACCAGTCCAACGAGTAATGAATAAATGCAGATACCAAATTTCAAAGACTACATAACAGAAGCAAAAACTTCTGGATCATATAGATTAATCATTATATCAGATGAACCTGAAAATGATTTAAATTTCCATACGGCAAAAAACTTAATGAAACAAGCAGATAAGCTTGGTCATAAGGCATATATCTATAGAAACACAGGTGGTTATGTAACTGTTGAAGATGATGGAGAATTGTATTTCCATAATCAAGATGATAAAAAAGGATTTAGAGTATCAGCAAAAGATACAGTTGCTATTATAAGAGGTTCAGTAGTACGTAGAGATAGTTGGATGGACTTGGTATCAAGATTAGAAAAACACCAAGTGTTTGTAGTTAACAGTAGAGAATGTGTTAGTATGTGTGCCGACAAATATAGAACTTCATTAAGATTAGCAGACTATGGTATTAGACAACCTAAATCAGTATTAGTAACTGATCCAGAAAATTCAATGGAATCTTTTGAAAGTTTAGAAGAAAAGTTTCCTGTTATCTTAAAGACATTAAGAGGATCAAAAGGAGTTGGTGTCTTGTTTATTGAATCAGAAAAATCTTTAGATTCAATTGTACAATTACTTAATAAACAAGATGAGGATTCTGATATATTATTACAGCAATATATAAAAACTAAATGGGATGCTAGAGTTTTAGTATTACAAGGTAAAGTATTTGCTGCTATGAAAAGAAAAGTTGTACCAGGAGATTTTAGAAGTAATGTATCAAGAGGTGCAGAAGTAGAAGAATTAAAATTAACAAAAATAGAAACAGAAGAAAGTTTAAAAGCTGCTAAGGCAGTAGATGGTCAATGGGTTGCAGTAGACTTTATACCGTCAGCAGATAGAACAAAAGAACCACCATTTGTTATTGAAGTTAACTCTTCACCAGGTACAGAAGGTATAGAAGAAGCAACAAAAAGAAATTTAAGTAAAGAAATAGTACAATATTTTGAAGATAGAGATAACTGGAAAAAAGTTCCTAGTATGTGTGGTTATAAAGAAGTTGTACATATACATCCATTTGGACGTATAGTAGGTAAGTTTGATACAGGTAATTCTGGTAATTCTGTTATACACGCAGATAAAATGAAAACTAGTGGCGGTAAAGTTACTTGGTCATTAGAAGGTAAGACACTTACAAACGATATCATACGTAAGCAAACAATTAATGTTGGTGGATTAAGAGATTATAAAGAAGAAAGAATAGTAATAAAACTTGATGTAGAATTTGCAGGTGGATATTATAAAGAAGTAGAATTTACATTAGACGATAGGGATGAAAAATCAAAAATATTATTTGATAGAGAAACAATGAATAGATTTAATGTAATGGTTAATCCAAATAGAAAATATATAATAACAACAAAGTATAGTTTAGATGACAGACAACCAATCACGAAGTAAAGAAGAGATAGCAAAAGATATTAAATTTGTCTTGGAAGATAAAGTAGCACCTGCTGTTGCTCAACACGGTGGGTTTATAAATTATCTGGACTTTGATATGGATTTAGGTGTAGCAAAATTAGAACTAGCAGGTAGTTGTTCTGGTTGTGCAATGTCAAAACAAACATTACATCAAGGTGTGGAAGATATGTTAAAGCATTATGTTCCAGAAGTCAAAGCAATTGTCGGAGAAGACGACCAAAAAGCAGAAGAGTTAGGTTATTCACCATTTATACCTAGAACATCTAGCATTGACAATTAAACAGAATTAGTATATATTATAATCAAGGAGAAATATAATGGCAAGTGAAATTTTAATATGTAGATTGATGACAGGAGAAGATGTTATCGGTTACATTACCGAAGGTTCAGAAAAAGTTACAATCAAAAAAGGATACGTTATTATACCAACACAATCTGCTCCAGGAAAACCTGTGCAGTTAATGATGACGCCTTATGCTCCATATTCAGATGGAGATTCGATTGACATTAACAAAAATTTGGTAATATCAATATCAAAAGCAAAAAAACAAATACAAACAAGTTATACAAATACCACTTCATCTATTGTAACACCTAATAAACAGTTAATAACTGAA